TTAGTTTAGGTGGAGATAAAAAGATGTTACTAGATATGGTGTCAAACGTAGGTTCTGCAAAGTTTAACGATGAAGGAGAAATGACAGACCCTGGTACAGGATTATTTGGTAGAGAAGGTGGATTTCTAAGTAAATTTGGTACAGGGCAAGGTGCCTTGTCTGGCTTGTCTGGTATTGGTGGTAGAATGTTAGGCGAAGGCTTATCTGATATTGGTAAGAACTTACAAGATGGAGGCTATCAATATGCAAATCCATTTGAAAGAAGATAATGTCTAAACAGGACTATTCAAAAGAATTAACAGAGGCTATATCTAAAGTATCGCAAGAGTTTCCTAATGAGAATGTTTCTAATATGCTTAAATTTGTTGCATCTGCAGAAACTGATTATGGAAGATATAATCCTGAAACTGCATATTCATATGGCCCATTTCAAATTGACCCTATAAGATATTATGATATAGCTCAAAATCCTAATAGAGTTAATAAAGAAAGAATAGAAAAAGCAAATAAGTTTCTTAGAACAGAGTTAGGTAATGAAGATTTTGATATATCTAAATTAGCTGTATATAATCCAGAAACTCAAGATTATGTTCAAGATAGTAGAAACCTTGAAGCATTAAGAAATCCTTTAGTAGGAGCTACTTTAACAAGATTAGCGTTAATGCAAGACCGTAATCCTATTCCAGGAAATGTAGATGAAATGGCTACTTATTATTTAAAAGATTTTTGGAGACCTGCAGTTCAAACTGAAGAAAAAAGACAAGATGCTATTAGAAAATTTAATATGTACAACCCTAATGCATTTGAAGATAATATGGTTGATAATACAATGATGTCAAATAATATATTAAATAATGCTTTTAAATAAATGTATACAATAGATATACATCATAAAGGAGATGACAAACCTACTAGTTATGTTATATTCAGAGAAGAAGAGGCTGCTGAAAGAAATATACAATATAAATATTGGAGAGACGCAAATGAAGGAGAATACGGAATCTCGGATGACGGCTATGTGGCTAAGGTCATCAGCAAGTCCACCTATAAACCTACTAGCGTTTATATTAGGTATCCATTTGGTTATACCTTTTATAATCCTCGTTATGATAGCGTTAAGCTTAAAGCTAGTGGTAGAAAGTCTAATGCGACCATTAGTGGAAAGACTCACTGGGAAGTCCTGTCCAATGGGCAGAAGATGAAGAATTTGGCAATGGTTTATGCACAAACAATGGATTATGACAAAGCTATTGACCATGTATTAGATAACCCTAGTAGTAACCAGAGAATAATGTGGAAGAAGAGAATGAAAAAGGAGAAGTTCAAAGATATGGTTAGAGATGAACTACAGAAGTTACTTCAAGAACACGGGCTTACTGAAGCCTATACTTTAAATTTACTTGAAGAAACTATAAGAAAAGCCAAAGATAAAGGCGATATTACAAATTTAATGAGAGCTGTGGATAACCTTCAAGATATGCATGGTATGAAAGAAAAGCATCTCGTAAAGACTGTAGAGTCTATAGAGGCTACAAGCAATGTTAAATTAATAGATGAGCTTAGAGAAGAAGAAGAAAAGCTTATAGCAACTAGAACTACAACTAAGGAGGAAGAATAATGATGTATAAAAAAGTTCCATCATTTTTAGGAAAAGGAAAAGCAAAGATGGATAAAAAAGGTAATGTAACTAAAATGCCTAAAGGATTTGATAGAAAAAATAATGGTAAAGGTTCTGATTATAAGCCAGGCACAAGAGTACCTGCTGTAGAAGAATCATTAAGAAAAAAAGACGAAGAGTTAGCATAACAGAAGGAGAAATAACTATGCCAATGGGTAAAGGAACATACGGAAGTAAAGTTGGAAGGCCAAAGAAAGCTGGTAAAAAAATGACATCAGCTATGAAAAGTAAAATGGCTAAAATGAGAAAAATGAAAATGAAGAAGAAAAAGAAGTAATGGCATCTAAACCAAAAAATAAAGCATTATACGCAAAAGTTAAAGCTTTAGCTAAACGTAAGTTTAAAGTATGGCCATCTGCATATGGTAGTGCATGGCTTGTTAAAGAGTACAAGCGAAGAGGTGGTACATACTAATGGCTAAAGGTGGACTTAAAAAATGGTTTGCTGAAGATTGGAGAGATGTTAAGACTGGTAAGAAATGCGGCAGGAGCGGTAAAAAAGACAAAGGTAGACCTTATCCTGCCTGCAGACCTAGAGCAGTTGCTAGTCGTATATCGAAAAGAGAAGCATATAAAAAAACAGGACCACATCATGTAAAGTGGTCTGTTACAGCATCAGGAAGAAAGAGGAAGTCTAATGGCTAAAACACCAGCATGGCAAAGAAAAGAAGGTAAAAGTAAAAGTGGTGGCTTGAATAGAGCAGGTATAGCATCTTATAGAAGAGCTAATCCTGGTTCTAAACTAAGCATGGCTGTTACTACTAAGCCTTCTAAACTTAAAAAAGGCAGTAAAGCTGCTAATAGAAGAAAAAGCTTTTGCTCTAGAATGTGTGGTATGAAACGCAGATTAACTAGTGCAAAGACTGCTAGAGACCCAAATAGCAGAATAAACAAGGCTTTGCGTAAATGGAATTGCAATTGTTCAAAGGAAAGAGCTAGAAGTATTAGCAAACGATAATGGACTACGAAGAAAAGTATGAGCAGTTACAGGCTCTTAAAAAACTTCGTAACAATATGGCTCTTTTTGGTAAACATTGTTTTCCAACTGCATTAAAGAAATCAACACCATCATTCCATAACGAAGTGTATTCTTATTTGTCAAATGATGACAAACGTAGAGTACTTATTGCTGCGCCTAGAGGTACAGCTAAATCTACAGTTACTACGCTTATATTTCCACTATGGAAAGCTGCGTTTAAAAAAAGTGATGAAGATTTATTTATGGTTATTATCTCTGAATCACAAACGCAGTCTATAAACTTTTTATCAAGAATTAAATATCATTTGACACATAGTGATAGATTTAAACAAATATTTGGGGACATGGGACCTACTACTGCTAAAAGATGGACTCATACAGATGTAGTATTAGCTAACGGGACAAGAATAGTTGCTGTTGGTACAGGTCAAAGAGTTAGGGGTTTTATTGAAGGAGATACAAGACCTAATCTAATTATAGTAGATGACTTTGAATCAGAGTTAAATGCATATACTCCAGAGTCAAGAGCAAAGAATAGAAAGTGGGTAACTGAAGCTGTTATTCCAAGTTTGTCTGATGAAGGTAGAATTGCCATGATAGGTACTGTTATATCTGAAGACTGCTTTTTATGTTGGGCAAAAGAATCTACTGCATGGCATACTCTATGGTATTCTATATGGGATGAAGATGAAAAGAGTATATGGCCTGAAAGATTTCCAAAAGATAGGATATTGGCTATAAAGGACGAGTTCTCGTCCGTAGGTAATATAAATGGATTCTATCAAGAATACATGAATATAGCACAATCTCCTGATGATGCTCCATTCCAACCAGATTGGATAAAGATACATCATTATGATTTTGAACGTATACAAGGACAAAGTTGTTTAATTAAAAATAAAGGATTAGAAAATGAAGAAGTCAAACCCGTTGAACTCTATACTGGAGTGGACCCTGCAAGCTCTCTCTCTTCTAGGGCTGATTATTTTGTTATCGCCACTATTGCTGTTGATAACCAAAATAATAAGTATGTGGTAGATATATATAGAGATAGAATATCTCCAGCAGAACAACCTGCTAAGATAATAGAAGTATTTAAAAAGTTTAGACCTCGTAGAGTAAAAGTAGAAACAGTAGGATACCAAGAAGCATTGCGTACTGCTGTTAGAGAAATAATGCGAGAAGAAAATATTTATATTCCAGGTTTAGAATCTGGAGTGAAACCAAGAAATAGTAAATCAGAAAGGTTACTGTCACTAGTACCATTGTTTGCCAAAGGGACTTTCTATTTTAGAGCAGAGGATATAAAAGCACAGCAAGAATTTCTTTCATATCCAAAAGGAAAGCATGATGATGTAATGGATGCAATCTGGACTGCTTTAGATGGAGCAAAGCCATGTAGAAGAAAAGATTTTGAGAAGTTATCAGATGAAGAATGGCGCAACCCTAAGAAAAAACTTGATTGGCTTACTTTATAGTGCGTAAATTACAGATATGGCATATTCAAAAAAAGACGCTGCAAACAGAGAAGATATAGTAAATGAGACACTGCAACTGTTCGATGATTACTCAAGTAAAAGAGATAATTGGGCAGCACAAGCCAAAGAGGATAAAGAGTTTAGATTAGGTAAACAATGGACTGCTAAACAAAGAGAAGTATTAGAATCAAGAGGCCAAGCCCCAATAGTCATAAATAGAGTTCATCCTGCTGTAGAATCAGCAAAAGCAATGTTAACTGCTAATAGACCTTCATTTAGGTGTGCACCTAGAGAAGATTCAGATAATAAAGTAGCTCAAGTAATGAGTGCATTATTGACATACATGTATGACATATCTGACGGAAGAAGTGTTATTAGACAAGCAGTAGACGACTACTATACAATGGGAATGGGATACATACATGTATACCAAGACCCTATGATGGATATGGGTAAAGGTGAAGTATGTTTTCATGATGTAGACCCATTAGATGTCTATGTAGACCCTAATAGTAGACACAGGCTTTTTGATGATGCAGAAAATATTATTATATCTAAGTTGTTTACAAAAGACCAAGCAAAAGACTTATACCCTATGTATGAGACAGCAATAAAAAATGCTCAATCTGATTCTGGAAATAAAGTAGATTTTAATGCTCCATTTACAGAGCGTGAAGATGATGGAGAGGTAACATTTCCAGAAGATGTAGGTAGAGTTAATAACCAAGAATATGTAAGGGGTTATGAAAGATATTATAAAGTAACTGTTACTGAATACAGAACTTATGAAAAGTTTTCTAGAAAAGAAGAATTATTAAGCGAAGAACAATACGAAGCTTATTCTAGTAGACCTGCATTTATAATACAAGGGCAAATATTTACTGATGCTCAAAAAGCAAGTGCTTTGTTAAGACAATTAAGTCAACAAAGACAACAGTTAATAGCTCAGAAAATGCAAGAACTTATAGCAGCAGGTTATGAAGAGCAAGATGCTATGGGTGTAGCAGAAGAGGAAGTTCCTGCTATTGAATCTAGAGAAACTGATTACGCTGAACTTATGATGCAGAATATGATTGAGGTTGTCAAAGTAAAGTGTAAAAAAATTAAACAATGTGTTATAATTGGTGAAACTAAGTTGTATGATAGAATATTACCAACTGACAAATATCCAATTGTACCTGTTATGAATGTTCATACAAGAACTCCATATCCTGTATCTGATGTAAGAATGATAAAGGGATTACAAGAGTATATAAATAAAACACGCTCTTTGATAATTGCACATGCTACTACTAGTACAAATACTAAAATACTTGTACCAGAAGGTAGTGTTGATATGAAAGATTTTGAAGAAAAGTGGGCTCAACCTGGAGTAGCAATACCCTACGACCCAACAGATGGCGCTCCTATGCCGGTTCAGCCCACTCCCCTACCTAATGAGTTATATCAAAATGAGCTAACTGCTAAGAATGATATTGACCATGCATTAGGTTTATATGAAATGATGATGGGTAATGCACAATCTGCACCAGCAACATATAAAGCTACTATATCGATAGATGAGTTTGGCCAAAGAAAAATGAAGTCAAAATTAGCAGACATAGAAGCATCATTAACTAGAGTTGCTCAAGTTGCTATACCTTTAATGCAGCAGTTATATAAAGCTGAAAAAGTATTTAGAATTATACAGCCAAACAATTCAATGACTGACTATGTAATAAACAAGAAGTTAGTTGATGATAAGACTGGTGAAATTAAAGTTGTAAATGATATTACTGTAGGAAAGTATGACATTATAGTTGTTACTGGCTCTACATTACCATCTAACAGATATGCAGAATTAGAGTTTTATATGGATGCATATGCAAAAGGATTAATAGATAGACAAGAAGTTCTTAAGAAGACAGAAGTATTCGATATGGAAGGAGTCTTAGAAAGAACTGATACAATTACACAATTGCAGCAACAATTAAAAGCTGCAGGTGAACAGATTAAACAGTTAAAAGGTGATATGCAATCTAGAGATAGAGAATCTGTTAATCTTAGAAAAAGAGTCGAAGTTGAGAAGTTTAAGTCTGGACTTGATAGTGTGTCAAACAAATCAAGAGCAGCTGGTACATTATATGAAAAACGACTCGATGACAGTTTAGCCATGGTGAAATCTCAAATAAGAGAAGCATCTAAAACAAAACCAAGCTCACCCTCTGATGGCGAAGAGGCAGCTAATGAAAGAGAGAAATAATGACACAAGATAATATACAAACAGACACCCCTCAAGAAAACTCTGGAGAACAGCAATATAATAGTTTAGAAGAAGCTGTATTTGGAAATATAAATGAGGGCTCTAATGATATTGCAAGTGCTTTTACTAATGGTACTGAAGGTAACACTGAACCAGCTCCAGTAGAAACTGGACAACCTGAAGTAAGTGCAAACGAGGAAGTTAGTCAACCGCAAACTACAACAACTGATAATGATAAAACTAGGTATCAATACTGGCAGTCAGAAAGTGATAAAAAAACTACCAAAATAGCCGAGTTAGAAAAACAGTTGCAAGAAATGCAGCAAGCACAGCCACAGGCTGCTGCTCCTGTAGAAAATGTAGAACCTGTTGATGACTTTCCTGGTCCACCTGATAGACCTCAACAACCTAGAACTTACAGTAGAGAGGAAGCTTATACAGACCCTAATAGTGAAAGTGCTAGGTACTTAGACGAAGTTGAGAGATGGCGTGATGATATGAATGAATATAATTCGCTTAAAAGTCAATATGAAACAGCCCTTATGCAAGATAAGCTTAAAGCTTTTGAGGCTCAAAGAGTTGAAGAGGCTAAAAAACAAGAAGCTGCTCAACAAAAAGCAGCACAAATGAATGAAATAAAAGCTCATGTAATGGGACATCATGGTATGACTGAAAGTGAAACAAATGACTTTATGCAAAAAATGTCTGACCCAGCTTCAATAACTATCGATAACCTTGTTCAATTGTATAGAATGCAAAATGGTAATGCAGTACCGCAAAATAATGCACCTGCAGAGCCAAGTGCTGCATTTCAGCAAACAAAGAATGCACAGCAAGTACCATCTCCTATGGGAGTAATGCCTTCTGGACAGTCTAATGCTGATACTAAATCATTTGAAGATAAGGTTATGGATAACTTGATAGGGAATTTTAATAGTAAAAACCCTTGGAAATAGTTTAATTAACCGCTCTACCCGAAGGTCTTAGACAGCTGAGGGAGGGCAAAATAAGGATGGAAACAAATGGCAAACGCTAGTGTTTTTTCAAGCTCGTTTGGTAACACTGTTCAAGGTGTGTCTATAGATGATACAAGACGTAAGTTTAACTTTGGCGAGAGAGTTGCTGAACTTGCTCCAATGCAAAGTCCATTCTTCGTATATTTATCGAAGGTGGCGAAAAAAGCTACTAATGACCCTGTGTTCAAATTTCTTGAGCAAAGACATCAGTGGCAAAGACGTGGTTTTGATGTTGTATCTTACAATAGTGGAAGTGGTACAACAGAAGAATTTTCAATTAATGAAGTATTAAATGCAGGTGAGGACTTAGTCATTAACTGTAAATATGATGAGTATGGCAAAATCGTATCCGCTTCAGAATGTAATTGGATTCTACCAGGTCAAATGTTAGCTTTAAAAGCTGATGACGGTGAAGTTTATTACTTAAGAATAGACCCAGCTGCTACAACTTCTACAGGTACTAGCCCAACAGGAACTGCTGAAATACAGCATGATACTGATGATAATACTACTACTATAGAAGGTGAAGCATTACAAGCTGTTGGTAAAGCAATACCAAGTGGTACTGTTTTTTCTGCTGGTAATAAAGGTCAAGTTATTGGTACAGCTTTTGGCGAAGGAACTGATAGTCCTGGTGGTTGGGAAGATAAAATATTTGACAGAGAAGGATATTGTCAAATCTTCAAAACTGGCATGAATATCTTTTCTGGTACTTCTTTAGCTACTGAGTACAGAGGTATTGCAAATGAATTCCAAAGAATCTGGCAAGATAAACTAATGGAACATAAAATGGATATTGAACATGCGATGTTACTTGGGTATGGTAGAAATGACAGTGCTCAAACATCTGATGGTTCTGCTCCAGTAAGAACAAGTTGGGGTATCTTACCTTATACTGAATCTTATGGAAAAGTATACAATATGTCTTATGCTTCATCAGGTTACGATGCTTTCTTAGATGCTATGGAAGACTTTTTTGCAGTTGAATCTGGTAACAGTGGAGACAAATTAGTATTAGCTTCTAGAAAAGTTATTACCTACTTGAATAAATTAGGTAATGGAAGTTTTATAAACAATACTGTAGGTTCATCTCAATATAGAATGGATATACAAAATATACCAGGTGCTTTTGGGCATAATGTAACAATGGTAAATACTATCTTTGGTAATTTACACTTTGTTGCTGAGCCTTTATTAAGAGGACCATGGCAAGATTATTGTGTAGCTGTTGATATGAAAAATGTAGCTTACAGACCACTTGTGGGTAATGGTGTTAGTCGAGACACTTTCATTGAAACTAACGTACAAGACAACGGCGTTGATGGCAGACAAGACCAAGTCATCACTGAAGCTGGATTGGAAATTAGTCTTCCTGAAACTCACGCAATACTTAAGTTTTCTTAAGATAGGAGGATATTATGGCTGGTTGGAAAAAAGTTCAAGATGGTGTTACTCCTGGTTGGTACGTTGATGTAACAACATCTGCTGGAGATACAGCAGACGTTAGTACTCCAATAATCGATTGGATTCCTTCAGACAAAACATTCACAGTTATTTATAACACAAAAGCGATTGCAACAAACTCGCAAAATTGTGACGTTGCTATTGACGGTGCTATTGATAAAGATGATACTTTTGTAGAAGTAAAAGCTGATTTGATTGCAAATCAAGCTGGTTCTGCAACTGCAGCTGCTAGTTACGTTCCTGCAACAACAGGTGTTGGTATGCCTTTATATAAAGTCAGACTAGACCCTGATGGAGACTTAAATGGTGTGGTAGTTAGAGTTGCTATAGTCGTTCTAGGACTTAGTGCTGCTGATGCAAGTAGCATGGGTTCTGAAGGAGCCGACATTGGCGGAATAGGTAAAGACCCATCGTAATAAGTGGTAGTTTAACAATCGTAGAGGGGGCCTTGTGCCCCTTCTACATAATTTAAGGAGATAAAATGAGCGAATTAACAATAACCCATAATGGGATAGCTCAAACAGCAAAAACAAGTAGTGATAAAAAAGGCGGTAAAATAGTAACAGTTACTCCTGTAGTTACAGTTGGGACGACAAGTGCAGATAGCGTTTTATTTATTTCTACAGAAATTCCCAATGCAGTAAGAATTAAAGGAGGAGTTTCTAAATTAATGGGATTTTCTCTTATTAATTATGATTTAGAAAAACATGATATGGATTTAGTTTTTACACAAAAACAACAAAATCTTGGTTCAATAAATAGCACTCCAGATACAAATGATGCATTAATGAGAGCTTCAAAAATTTTAGGAATATCTAAAATTGATTATAGTGACCAAAGCGTAGATATAACTACTGGAACTAATGTATTGTCTACATTTTCAGCTGTTGGGGCTACTGGTTCAAATATATGGCGTTTTTCACCAATGTTAGTTCAAGCTGCAGAAGATTCTACTAGTATATATATATCAGCAGTAGCAAGAGAGGATATAGATTTTGCTGCAGCTAATGATTTGGAAATTATATTACATTTTGAATATTTAGATTAATGGCTACTCCAGGAGCAACTATAGCAGAAAGAATTGAAGACTTAATAGGCGCAGATTATGCAACTGTACCTAGTTTAAGTTATAAAGATTTAATTAATGCTGCATTTAACGAAGTAGCAGATATGTTATCTGTTGATATACTATTGAAGTATTCTAAAACACCTGGAGTATTGCAATCTAATTCAGAATGGCTTGTCGAAGATAGAAAAATTTTAAAAGTAACTAGAGTAGATGCTGATACTAATGGTGTAGAAAGAGAATGTGAGCTTGTAGATAGAGAACGTTTTTCTGAAGCAGGTGATAGTGGTAGTTTATATTTTGCAACTGCATACAGCCCTATATATCACTTAGATAGTGCTAATGCAGGTGCTGCTACACTTAAGATATTACCTGAGCCTGGAACAACGCAAAAAGGTAGAATATGGTATTTTTCATATGTTAGTACTGAAGATTTAACTGGTATAACTGCAGCTACTTTAAATACTACATATTATTTGCCAAGTAATTTAATACATGGTATAGTTTTAAAAGCGTGTATAAATATTCTAACATCATATATTAGTAATCAAGTACAAGATGAAGAAGATAGTGAAATGCTTCAATTAATTACACAACAATTATCAGGTTTACAATCAAGCTTTCAAGCAGAAATGACAAGATATGTAGACCCACAAAGAGCCGTAGGAGGAGAATAATGACTATAAAAGAAATGTTAGAATTGGTAAGACAACATCATCCTCATATGGGGCAGACAGAAATAGTCAAACTTTTAAATAGAGCTAAAGATGACTTTTGCTCAAGAACAGAAATTGTAAAAGATTCATTTACAACAACTACTGTAGCAAATCAAAGATACTATACATTAGATGACAATATACTTAAAATAAAAGAAGTATACTTAAATGATGTTAAAATACCTAGATTATCAGGTAAGCCTACAATAGATGATGATACAGGAGAAACAGGATAATGGGACAAAAATACACAAGAGCATACTTTATAGACAAATTAAAAAGACTTGGTATAGTAGAAAAAGCATTTAATGCTGTTAGAAAAGATGGGCATCAAAGTAATTGGAAGTCTATAACAGAAGCTAAAGACGTAACTATATATACTATATCTAAAGATGCTGATTTAAATGCAAGTGATTTGTCAAATACTTTTACTGCAATACCATTACAGTTTCATGAAGCAATAGTATACAAGGCAGTAGCGATGGGTTATAAAGACCCTAGAAATTTAGAGATAAACCTAGCACAATATTTTGATGGAGAATATTTAACCTCAGTAAAAGAAGCAAAGAAGTTTTCGAGAAGCAACTACCAAACTATGGGTAGAATTACTTCTCATGATTTTTAGGAGATAAATGGCAACAACTTGGACAAGACAATCAGTCAATTCGGCTAATCAGGTCGTATCATCATCTTCATCGGCCACTGAATGGTCAAGAATAAAAATAACAACTAATTTAGGAACTAATAGCCTTTCTCTTTCAGATGTAGATTATATTACAGATTCTAATGGTACAGGAACATTAAAAAATATAGATGCAATAGATGCAACTACAGAAGCTACAATAGAGTCAGCAATAGACACATTGTCAAACTTGACATCAATAGGTACAATAACTACAGGAGTATGGAATGCTAGTGCTATAGGAGATAGTTACATATCATCAGCATCTACATGGAATGCTAAACAAGACGCTTTAACATTTGGCATAAGTACTGGAAATGTTACTAAAATGGGTTCAGGTGTAGTAGATAATGATTTTATTAGAGTAAATGGAACTACATTTGAAGGCAGAAGTGCATCAGAAGTATTAAGTGATATAGGAGCTCAAGCTTCATTAACATTTGGAATTTCAAATACTAATGCAGTTAAAATAGATGCAGCAGATGTTGCAGATGATGACTATGCTAGGTTTACAGCTAATGGATTAGAAGGTAGAACACTTGCTGAAATAAAATCTGATATAGGTACAGGTAATAGTGGATTAGTGCCAGCAGCAGGTTCATCTGGACATTTTTTAGCACACAATGGAGCTTTTGCTCAAGTAAGCTATAATAATTTAAGTAATAAACTAGCAGATTTTGATAATGATAATGCAGGTCTTGTGCCTAACCCAGGCAGTACTGGAACTACTACAAAATTTTTAAGAGAAGATGGAAGCTTTGCAGTGCCTGCATATATAGCAAATACTAATCAACTTACAACCTTTACACTAGGTGCTGATGGTGGTACACCACAAACAATTGCTCATGGAAATACATTGACAATATCTGGAGGAACAGGTATATCAACTAGTGTAGGAGCAACTGACCAGGTAGAAGTAAGTGTAAATGGAGTAGTATTAACAACTAGTAACCAATCTATTGGAGGAAATAAAACATTTACAGGGCTAACATCATTTGATGACCATGTTAAAATAGATGGCAATAATTCAAAATTTTTATATTTAGATGGTGCTGGAGAAAGTGCTTATGTTGCAGCATCAAGTGGTACAAATTTAGTTATAGGAACAGATGGAACGGACCAAATAACAATTACAGATGAAAAAATAGA